CCCGTGGAATCAGAAGCACTGGCTGAAAGCGCGCTTTTTCGACGTAGAAGACCCGGACATCCTCGCCATCACAACAAACTACCAGTGCAACGAGTGGCTGGACAAGCAGGATTTACGCCTATTTGAGCGGATGAAGGCGACGAACCCGCGCCGCTACGCCGTGGCTGGCTTAGGGAACTGGGGCATTGTGGAGGGGCTCATTTACGAGCACTGGCGGGAATCCCCGTTCGACCCGGCGGAAATCAGCCGGACGCACACCCTTGAATCCGTGTTCGGCTTGGACTTCGGCTTCACCAACGACCCGACGGCGCTGTTCTGCGGATTGCTGGACATTCCGGCGCGCCGCCTGTACGTCTTTGACGAGCTGTACGAACGGGGGCTGACGAACGACATGATTGCCAAGCGCGTGACGGCGATGGGCTACGGAAAGGTCAGCATCACCGCCGACGGCGCAGAGCCGAAATCCATTGCTGAGCTGCGCGGCATGGGCTTGCGCGTACACAGCGCAGCGAAAGGTGCGGACAGCATCCGCAGCGGTATCCAGTGGATTCAGAACCTCGAAATCATCATCCACCCGCGCTGCATAAATTTTCTGACCGAAATCAGCAATTACACCTGGGCGAAGGACAAGTTCGGCAAGATGCTCGATGGCCCCATTGACGACTTCAACCACCTGATGGACGCGATGCGGTATGGGCTGGAAAAGTTCATTGTGGGGAAAAAGTGGACGTATTGACGGGCAAATCCGCGAAGTCGGCGAACCATTCGAGATAGACGGCAAGAAAGCAGAGTACCCCGGCGAGTTCGGACGACCCGAAGAGGACTGCAACTGCCGCTGCGTCGCGCTGACAAGGGCGAAGTGGGCGCTGGATGCGGACGAGTTGCAGACCATGAAGGACAGGGCGAAGTTCTTTGGGCTGGACAAGGCGGAGAACTTTAAGGAGTTTGAAGAAAAATACCTGAATGCGGGAAAGGTATTGCAGAGCAGAAAAAATGATGGTATAATGAAAACACAGAATAACGTCGTTCGTGATGCGATTGCTTCAGGCAGTGTAAGCACGAAAGTGAACCCTCAAAAGCAAGGCAGACACATCAAGAGCAGTTCAACATACATCGAGGGACGAAGTTATCTGTATGGAACGCTGGAAGATGCGCAGCAACTTGTGAATGCGCTATCGGGAACAGGAACACCACTGTTTGATGATAATGGTGAATGGCTACGCAAAGAGCGAGTGGACGCAGGAAAGAACTTTGGTGTACACGTTTCGCCGGAAACGGGTGAAGAAACGGAAACATCTAAGGGAATGCTGATTTACTCAAAAACAGGAACGCATCTTGTTCCGAGAAAGGAGACACCAAAATGAACCTGAAGCAGTATTATAACAAGCAGGTCAAAATCGTAAGCAAAAGCGGCAAAGTATTCTGGGGAACTGTGAATGATTACTTTTATCCCGAAGATAACGATACGGGCAAAGAAAGCATCGCGATAGACACGCTGGACGGGCAGCTGATTGGGTTCGACGAGGACAGCATTCAGGAAATCAGCGTGGTGCCGTGACAGAAACGGAGGTTTTTCATTGGCAACCTACAAACGCAATGACGAGGAAACGCCAAGCGGTGGCGCATATTCCGAGATTTATTATTTTGACGACGATGGAAAACCCGGCTGATGAAGAAGAAGCAACCCGGTGTGTCATCAGAGAATGTGACAAGAACGGTAACTTGCTGAACGAAGTCTGGGGAACTGTCTAACGAGATCATTCCGCTGTAAAGTTTGCAATGCACCCTGCCCCCGCAAGGTGCTTTTTTGATACGTTGAAAGGAGTGCGTAAACGTGACCATGACCAGAGAGGAACGAATCCAGCAAATCAGGAACTGCGGGCAGACCATCACCGAAAAGGCAGAAAGCATCTACGGCGATTATGCCTGCCCGACGAACTTGCAGGTGGTCATTACCATGAAGGCGAATGAGCTGCCGAACATCACCGTGAATCGGGAGTTTTTCAGCGACATCATGTTGGAACGCAATGGTGGGCATATCCATTAACCGGCTTTGAACCATCTTTGAACCTTGTTTGAAACCAAAAATTGCAAGTTGCAAAGAGAAATTGCAACTTGCAATCAACTTAATTCGCGAAAAGCAGCCGCACACCCGTGCAGGCTGTTTTTTAATACATCCAAAAAGGAGTGGTATCATGGACATCTCTACCATGGGCACGGTGCTGGCGATTGTCGTCATCACCTACCTGATTGGCCTGCTCTGCAAGAGCGTCGGCAGCATCCGCGATGAGCTGATTCCGGTCATCGTGGGCGCGGCGGGCGGCGTGCTGGGCATCGTGGGCATGTACGTCATCCCGGATTTCCCGGCGAAGGATGTGCTGAATGCGCTCGCGGTCGGCATCGTGTCGGGGCTCGCCTCGACGGGCGTGAATCAGGTGTATAAACAGCTCGGCAAAGCAGAAATTGACCCAGGTGGTGATTGACGATGGCATCAAAAACGGTCAGCGCGGCGGAGGTTGTCGCCCTCTTCCGCCGCGCGCTGGCGGAAAAGTGGGGGTACATCTGGGGCGGCACGGGGCAGGTTCACACGCAGCGTGCGCAGGACAGCGCCACCCGCGCGCAGACGATACGCTACGGGCAGCAGTGGGTCGGGCGGCGCGTTGCGGACTGCTCCGGGCTGTTTTGGTGGGCGTATAAGCAGCTGGGCGGGTATATGTACCACGGCAGCAACACCATGTGGCGCAAGTACGCCGCCGCCAAGGGCGCATTGCAGGGCGGCAAGCGCACCGATGGTCAGCCGCTCAAGCCCGGCACGGCGGTGTTCCTCACCAAGGGCAGCGACCGCCACCACGTCGGGCTGTACGTCGGCGATGGCAAGGTCATCGAGGCGAAAGGCACGGCTTACGGCGTGGTCGAGAGCAAAATCACCCGCTGGAACGAGTGGGCAGAGCTGACCGGCACGTCTTACGCCGCTGATACGCCTGATTCGCCCGCTGACACGCCTGCCGCGCCCAACACGACCGAGAACCCGGCGGATGCGCAGGGCGGCGCAAGCCCCCTTCTCGTCCTCAGGAACGGCAGCAGAGGAACGCAAGTCAAAGTTCTGCAATACCTGCTGATTGACGCGGGATTCGACTGCGGCAAGGTGGACGGCATTGCCGGGAAAAACACCATTGCCGCAGTCAAGGCATTCCAGACCGCGCAAGGCTTGACTGCGGACGGCATCGTCGGCGCGAAGACGTGGGCGGCGCTGCTCCAATAGCGGATTTCAATCCACGCTTCCTGTTTCAATCCACATTTCCTGAATAGGAAGACGACAATTGTTATTGTATACCAAAGCGTTCAATAGCGCAATGCCAATTCTGGTATACAACATCATTCTCTCGTCCGAGGGGACGTAAAACACCGACTGCCCACGGGATGCGACCCCGTAGATAAGCGTAGGGCGGTGGAAGGAGAAACACATGACGCTTGCAGAGATTCTCAAACAGAACGGCGTTGCGGAGGACACCATTCGCGCCATCCAGAACGACATGAAAACCGCCAAGCTCTTCACCACCGGCGAGGAGAACGCGGATATTCGTCTCGGAAAGCTCAAAGGAGAACACGAAAGCGTTCGCCAGCAGCTCGAAGCGGCGCAGCAGAAGATTGCCGCCCTCGAAGCCGACAAGGCAGAACACAGCGTCAGCCAAGAGAAGATGGACGAGATGCACAGGCAGCTTGAAGCGGCGCAGGCGGCCCTGCAAAAGAGCCGCATGGATGCTGCTATCCACATCGCCCTCATGCGCGGTGGCGCAAGCGACATCGACTACATGACGTGGGTACTCCAGCAGAAAGGGGATGCCCTGACGCTGGACGACAAGGGGAACATCGACGGATGGGAGAACACCCTTGCCAGTTTGAAGAAAAAGTACCCGAACCAGTTTGAAGCCAGCGGCAAGAAGAACATCATCGAGAACCGTCTGCCGGATCAGGAGGGACACGCGCCGCTCAGCCGGAGCGAGATTCTCAAGAAACCATACGCAGAGCGGCAGAAGATTTTCGAGGAGAACCCCGAAGCCTTCCGCGCGGCGATGGCGGCGGAGAAATGACACCATTTTGTTGACATCAACAAAATGGCACAGACCATTTTCGTGAGGTCACGAAAATGATAATGAGGAGGAAAAAAATAAATGGCAGTTACCAAGCTGAACAACCTGATTAACCCCGAAGTAATGGGCGCGATGATTGGCGCGAAGATTGACGCGCAGCTGAAGCTGACCCCCTATGCGAAGGTGGACACGACGCTGGTGGGCGTTCCGGGCGACACCAAGACCGTGCCGAGCTGGAACTACATCGGCGACGCGGAGGACGTGGCGGAAGGCGCGGAAGTGGGGCTGACTACCCTGACGGCTTCCTCCACTACCTTCACGATTAAGAAGGCGATGAAGGCAGTCGGCATCACGCAGGAAGCCGTCAACAGCGGCCTTGGTAACCCGATTGCGCAGGCGGAAACCCAGCTTGCAAAGGCGATTGCGGGCAAGGTGGACAACGACGTTCTGGACGCGGTGTACACGGGCAAGAACGTCTACGCGGCTTCCACCCTCGCGGCGATTGCCTATGGCGGACTGGTGGACGCAATTGCCAAGTTCGAGGACGAAGAGGACGGCATCGACAAGGTGATTTTCATCCACCCGGCGCAGGAGGCGACGCTGCTCAAGGACAGCGACTTCCTTTCTGCCGACAAGTTCACGGCAGGCGTGGCGGTGAACGGCGCGATTGGCAAGATTGCGGGCGCGTGGGTGAAAAAGTCGAAGAAGGTGCGCCTTGTGACCCACGAGAAGAACGAATCCGGCGATGTGACCATCGACGCGGCGAACCTTGCCGAATATCAGGCGAAGGTTGACCCGTCGGTGGAGCTGGCGGCGGGCGACAAGGTGAAGGCGGTCGCGGCGGCGTCGCAGTATTACGTCTGCCCGATTATCAAACTCGAACCCGATTCCCCGGACACGGAGTACACCGAATCGGAGCTTCCTGCCGTGACCATCTTCCTGAAGAAGGACATTCAGGTGGACGCGGAGTGGCTGCCGAAGAAGCAGCAGACCGACGTGACGGCGGCGAAATACTACGGCGTTGCGCTGACCAACAGCGCGAAGGTCGTGCTGGCGAAATTCAAGAAATAATCCGCGCAAGAAGGGAGGTGAACGCCGTGCTGATGACGATGGATGAACTGCGGACGCATCTGGAAACGGATGCGGATGACGCACTGCTGGCGGCGAAACTGCGCGGCTTTGAGCTGCTGATTCGCGCGTACACGAACAACAACTTCCAGCTCCGCGCCTGCCGCTGGACGGGGGACATTGTCGGGCGCACTTTCCTTGGGGATGCGCTCGTCCCCTTCTCGACGGGCGACACGGTGGAAGTCAGCTTCTCCCTGCTCAATAATGGGCTGTACACGGTCGAAAGCGCGGATGACCTCGCCTTTACGGTCGCAGAGCGCGGCTTGAAGGACGAAATCGACGTAACCGCGACGCTCGTCCGCTATCCCGACGACGTGAAGATGGGCGTCATCAACCTGCTGAAATGGGAGATGGAGAACCGCGATAAGGTCGGCGTGGCATCGGAGACGATTTCCCGCCACGCTGTCACCTACTTCGACCTGACGGGCGAAAACGCCGTCATGGGCTTCCCGCGCGCGCTGATGGGCTTCCTCACGCCGTACATCAAGGCGCGCTTCGGGCAGGGGGTGACGGCGACATGAAGGGCATCGGCGGCAACGTGACCGCGACGCTGCAAATCAGCGAAACGGAGACGAACGCCATCGGCGAACAGGTGCGCACATGGGCGGACTTGAAGACGCTGACCGGCTGGCTTGACCTGACCGGCGGCGACAGCAAGTATACCGTCTACAACGCCAAGGTGCAGGACAGCACACACGTCTTTGTGGCGGATTACACCAAGCTTCCGGCGGAGCTTGCGGCGGAGAACGGCCGCCTTGTCTGCCGGGGGAAGTGCTATGATGTGCTGCTGATTGATAACCCGATGGAGATGCAAAGCGGCTCACAGCTCGAAATCTACCTGAAATTCACGGGAGGAAGCACCCATGCCGATTGAATTTCGCGATTACAGCATCGAGGTCAGCGCGAAGATGAAGGACGCGGCGAAACGCTTCCTCATCGAGGCGGCGCACGAGGTGACAAGTCAGACCATCCGCACCACGTCGCCGAAGAAACAACAGCTTCGCGGCTCGTGGGGCAATTCCGTGGATGAAAACGCCATGACCGCGCAGATTGGCAGTCCGCTGGAGGAATCGTTCTGGAACGAGTTCGGCACGGGCAGCCACGCCATCCACGGCGACGGGCGCAAAGGCTGGTGGGTGTACATCGAGGGGCAGCCGCGGGGCGAGAAGAACTCGCGCGTGTACGACAGCCAGCAGGAGGCGGAGGAAGCCGTCCAGTACCTCAGGAGCCAAGGGCTTCCTGCCGTCGCCACCAATGGCGAGGACGCGCATCTGACACTCCAGAAGGCATTCGCGGCGAAGCAGAACACCATCATCCGCATGGCGGAAACGATTCTTGGGGAGGAAATGAAATGACGCAGGAGGCGCTTTCCATCCTCCGCGCGGCGATGGCGGATATGCACTTGCCATACGCGCTGGGGCAGTACCGCGCAGCCCCGCTGCCGGAAACGTATTTCGTCGGGCAGTGGGTGGACGCGGAGAGCTTCACCGAGGACGGGCGCACGGACAGCACGATGACCCTGCTGGGCTACAGCCGCGCGGGTCTTGATGCCCTGCTGGCGGCATCAAAGGCGATTCAGGCGCGCTTCCCGGCGTATGGCTGGACGTGCATCACGGATTGCGGGTCAGGGCTTGCAATTTCTTTCGCGGGTGCGTCGTTTTTGCCGGACATTGACGGCGCGGCACGGCGCATCAGCATCAATCTGAACATCAAAGAATGGAGTGTGGACGAAACATGAAGGAAGGCAGAAGCGGCGCGACGAGCAGCACGCCCAAGAGCATCGTATTCGGTGCTGGCACGATTCACAAGGGGCTGAAGTACGAGGGCGCGGCGTGGAATTTCACCGATTCGCTTGTCGGCGCTACGTCCGGCGGCTCGAAGGTGTCGATTAAGCCGGAAATCACGAAGGTCGAAGTGGACGGCGTGTATGTGAACACGAAGGAGCTTTCCATCAAGACCGGCGGCACGGCGACGATGGAAGTTAGCTTCATTGAGCTGACGGAGGACGTCTTGACGGCGGCGACGCTGGGCAAGAGTGCAGCAGCGACGACCGACACGCGCTTCAACCTCATCGAGGACAAGGCGGACATCGCCGTGGGCGATTACTGGGAGAACATCGCCTTTGTCGGCAAAACACTGGATGGGCGCAACATCATCGCGATTCTGGACAATGCGCTGTGCACGTCCGGCTTTGAGAACGACAACAAGAGCAAGGAAGGCACGGTCGGGACGTACACGTTCGAGTGCTACGCCGAACTGGACAGCGACGGCGAGACGCTGCCGTGGCACATCTACTACCCGAACAGCACCTACACCACGCAGGCACAGACGGAAGCCAACGCCGCCGTGGTGACGCAGATGCCGGAAGCGAAGACCGCCGAAGCGACGGCGTAAGCAAGCCGCATAACCCATTGCAGCAATACAGACCAGCAGCATTTAGGGGGAACGCGAAGGTTTCCAAAGGGCGACCGCAAAGCCCTTTGGTCGCGCCCGCAGGCGCAAAACCCCTGCGAACAATCACAGACCGGGGAGAAGAGCCACGCGCTTTTCTCCCCTTTTTCGTAAACAAGGAGGAATCACGATGGAAAACGAAGCCTTGACCCTGCGCCGTCTGCGCGCGGACGACCTGTTCACGATGATGCGCATCCTCTCCAAAATCGGCGTGGAGGATTTGCGCGCCGCCCTGCCGGGGAAAACGACCATCCAGCGCGTCCGCGAGGGCAACGAGAGCGCCGAGACTGTCGGCGTGACCGTCGCGCTGACGATTGCAGACAAGCTGCTGTCGCGCCTGCCGGACTGCAAGAACGAGATTTACACCCTGCTGGCGGATGTGAGCGGCAAAACGCCCGCGGAAATCGCTGCGCTGGATATGGGCGTGTTTGCCGAAGCCGTGTTCGACCTGATGGCGAGCGAGGATTTCCGCGATTTTTTTACGCGGCTGATGAAGCGCTTGGGGCAGACGAAATAAAGCTCGTCGATATGCTCTTCCGGCGGTACAGCGACCCGATGCGCCTGCTGGACGGGATGCTGCGCCGCGGGCGGCTGTGCGACTTCATCCGGCAGTGCATTCGGATGTACAACGAGGAGACGGAGGAGAAGCTGCTGTGGGAGGTGTGGCTGCACCGGTGCTTCGACAAGGGCTTCGGCGAGTTTCTGGAGGAATACCGCACGTCTGCACCGATTGACGCGCCGGACATCACGCCGGAGGACATCCAGCACAGCAAGAATCTGCTCGACGGCTTTGTGCCGCCGGGAGAAAGGAGTGGAACGATATGAGCAGCATCTTTGAGCTGTTCGGCACGATTGCGCTGAACACCGGCGGTGCAGAGAAGCAGCTTGCCAAAATCAGCGCGGCGGGCAAGAAGGTCGGCAGTGTGCTGGGCAAAGGCTTCAAGGTCGCGGGCGAAGCGGCGCTGCAAATGGGCAAAGTCATCGGCGCGGGCGTTGCGGCGGGAACAACCGCGATGGGCAAGCTCGTTAGCAGCGCCATGAGCGCCTACGCCAGCTATGAGCAGCTGGAAGGCGGCGTGAAGAAGCTCTTCGGCGACGACGCGCAGAACCTCGTGATGGAATACGCGCGCAACGCCTACCGCACAGCGGGTCTGTCCGCCAACGAGTACATGGACACGGTGACGAGCTTCTCTGCGAGCCTGATTTCGTCGCTTGGCAAGGACACCGTCGCCGCCGCCGCGTATGCCGATTTGACGATTACCGACATGGCGGACAACGCGAATACCTTCGGCACGAGCATGGAGGATATTCAGAACGCGTATAAGGGGTTCAGCAAGCAGAACTACACGATGCTGGACAACTTGAAGCTCGGCTACGGCGGCACACAGAAGGAAATGGAGCGGCTTTTGGCGGATGCGTCAAAGCTCTCCGGCGTGAAGTACAAAATCGAGAATTTCTCGGACATCATCGAAGCCATCCACGTCATTCAGGACAATCAGGGCATTGCCGGGACGACCGCGGCAGAAGCTGAAAAGACCATCTCCGGCTCGGTCAACGCGGCAAAAGCGGCGTGGAAGAACCTGCTCTCCGGCTTGGCGGATGGCGAACAGGATATTGACCAGCTCGTGAGCAACCTGTCCGAAACCGTCCTGACGGCGGCGCAAAAGAACATCGTCCCGCGCTTGCAGACGATGGCGCCGCGCCTCGTGCAGGCGGTGCAGACGCTTGTCTCCACGCTGGGACCGCAATTGCCGGGCATCATCAACACCATCCTGCCGGGCATGGTGGAGGCGGCGACGACGCTCATTACCGGGCTGGCGGACGTGCTGCCGGACTTGCTGGGCAGCATCATCGACGTGCTGCCGAACGTCGTCAAGCAAATCGGCGGCGCGCTCAAGAAGCTGTTCCCGTCGCTGCTGAAGACGTTCAAGAGCCTCATCGGCAAGATTGACTTCAAGGGACTGGGAACGGCTATCGGCAGCGGTTTGCGGTCGATTGTGACGAATCTGCCGGACATTATGAAGGGCATCGGCAGCGCCATCAGCTGGGCGTGGGAACACGTTGGCTATCCGCTGATTGCGGGCATTTTCAAGGGCGTGTTCGGCGTTGACCTGCCGGACAGCTGGGATCAGCTTGTCGAAGACATCGGCGACTGGTGGGATGGCGTTGTCGAAGATGTTGGCGGCGCGCTGGAAATCACGTTCAAGGCAATTGGCGACGCGCTCACCTCGGCGAAAGAAGCCGTGGAGAAGTGGTGGGGAGACGTCAAGGCACTGTTCGGCAACTTGCTGACCATCGTGTTCGGGCTGGGCACTGGCGATGACCAAGAGGCAGCGAAAGAAGCCGTCACCAAATGGTGGGGAGAGATCAAGACAAAAATCGGGGGTGCGCTTTCGATTATGTGGCACTTGCTGAACCCGTTTAATATCGCAAAGCAAGTGAAGAACGCATGGGATAGGGCGACAAAGGGGCTGAACCTGACCGTCGGTTGGAAAACGGTTCAGCAGACCGTTGAAATCCTGACGAACCCGGAAACGAATCCACTTAACCCGGACAGCCACTACCAGCAAGTCATCAGTACGCCCGAAGGACGCGGCGCAATGCGTAACGCGGGTTGGGAGGTAATCAAGAGCTTTTTTACCCATGCCGACGGCGCAGTCTTCTCCAAACCCACCCTCTTTGACACGCACAGCGGCTATCACCTCGTCGGCGAGGCCGGAGCCGAAGCCGTCGCGCCCATCGGCGTGCTGCAAGGGTACGTCAAAAGCGCGGTGGGTGAGGTCGTGGGCGCAAGCATGGAGCGCAAGCTCGACCAGATGCTTGTTGCCCTGCAAAACGGCTTCAGCGGCATGAATCAGCAGCAGATTGTGCTGGATACGGGCGTGCTTGTCGGCGCAACGGCGGGCAAGATGGACAAGCGTCTGGGGCGGATGGCACTGCGAAAGGGGCGGAACGCATGATTTACGGGGTAACGCTGGGCGGCAAGCACACCTACCGCGATTGGGGCTTGCTGCCGAAAACGCGCCCGACCATCGCACCGCCGAAGGTGCGCACAAACTATGTGGATGTGCCGGGGCTGGACGGCGCGCTTGACCTGTCCGAAGCGCTGACCGGGCGCGTGGGCTATCAGACACGGGATTTCTCGGCGGAGTTCATCGTCATTGACGCGCGGAACCGCTGGGACGCGCTGTATTCCGAAATACTGGACACCCTGCACGGGCAGCGGGTGCAAATCATCCTCGATGAAGACCCCGGCTACGCCTACACCGGGCGCGTGACCATGAACGCGTTGGAGAGCGACCGCAAGACCGCCACCATCAGCCTGAAAGCCGTCTGCGACCCGTACAAGCTGGAAATCACGGGTTCGCTGGATGACTGGCTGTGGGACACCTTCAACTTTGAGACGGGCATCATCCGCGACTACAAGGCGCTGCCGGTGGATGGCACGCTGACGCTGACGATTCCCGGCACAAGGCGGCCGTGCATCCCGACCATCACGGCAAGCAGCGCGATGACGGCGACATTCGGCGGCAAGGAGTACGCGCTGACGGCGGGCGACAACCGCATCAGCGGCATTTGCATCACCGAGGGCGACAACGTGCTGACCTTCGCCGGGAATGGCACGGTATCCATCGACTACCGAGGAGGGAGGCTGTAAATGTACACCATCTATGCGGACGACGCATTGCTGTATTCTCCGGGGGAAGAGGAACTTTCCGTCCTGTCCCCCGTGCTGGAAACGCAGTGCAACGCCGCCGGAACGCTCACGTTCGTGCTGCTGCCGGAGCACCCGATGTACAGCGCGCTGCACAAAATGCGGACGCGGATTGACGTCCGGCAGGATGACGAAATCATCTGGCGCGGGCGCGTGCTGGAAACGGAAACCGACTTCTACCGTCAGAAGACTGTCACTTGCGAAGGGGAACTAACGTACCTCGTAGACAGCGTTCTGCACCCGTACAAGCTGGCGGATTACGACGGCACGGCGGCGGGGCTGTTCCGCCTGTACCTGACGCGGCACAACGAGGCGGTCAGCGAGGCGCAGCAGTTTCAAATCGGCAATGTGGACATTGAGACGCTATCCAGCGTGGAAAACACGGGCTACGCCAACACCTGGGACGAAATCAGCGACAACCTCTTAGACATTCACGGCGGCTTCCTGCGCATCCGCCACGAAGATGGCGCACGCTATCTGGACTGGACGAAGGAGAGTGGCGACACCTGCGCACAGGTCATCCGCTTCGGCGAGAATCTGCTGGACTTGTCCGAGTACGTCTCCGCGTCGGAGGTTGTGACGTGCCTGATCCCCTACGCCGGGCAGAGCGACAGCAAAATCACCATCGCGAGCGTCAACGACGGCAAGGACTACATCGAGGACGCCGCCGGAATCGCCCTCTACGGGCGCATCTGGGGCGTGACGGAGTTCGACACGAAGGACGCGAGTACCCTGCTGGAAATGGCGAAGAAGAACCTGCAAAAGCGGCTGGAAGAGACGATTACCATCACCATCAGCGCGGTGGATTTGCACCTGTTGGATGTGAATGCGGAATCGTTCCACGTCGGCAACAAGGTGCGCGTCGTCTCCCTGCCCCACGGCATCGATGCGGAATACACCTGCACGGCGATTTCCCTCGACCTCGTGAACCCCGACCAGTCCGAATACACGTTCGGCACGCCGGAAACGGGCATGGCAAGCACCACCGCCGCGACGAGCAAAGCAGTCGAAGTGGTGGACACGTCGGTGGAGTACCTGCGGCAGATTGTCAGTGATCAGAACACACACCTGCTGCTGACCGACGGGCTGATTACCGCCTACACGCAGAAAACAAACGAGAACACCGACACACTCAACACCGTGCAGACGACGCTGGACGGCATGAACGGCACGCTGACCGCCTATGCGGAGCGTCTGGGCGACGCGGAGAGCGAAATCACGCGCGTGCAGGTGACGCTGGACGGCATCAACGGGGAATTGACGTCGAAGGTCAGCAAGGGCGACCTGATTTCGACCATCAACCAGACGGCGGGAGAGGTCAAAATCAGCGCGAGCTGTATTAACCTTGAAGGGTATGTGACGACGAGCGAATTTGAAACCGTGAGCGGCTGGGCAGACAATTTTGAGGGCGACACCATCAACTGCGTCACACTCAGTGCGTTTAAGGTCAATTCAGATGACGGCGAATTTGGAGCTTTGTCTATCGGAGATGCGCACATCTCAGACTTGACGCTGACAGGAACGGCAACCATCGGCAGCCTGACCGTCGCCAAAGCGGCGGCAAGCTGGCAGAAGCAAACGGTCGTGACGGGCATCAGCGACGCCCTGCGCGTCTCCAAAACGTCGCAGACCATCACCTACGCCACGCCGGAGGGCGGCGAGAACACCATCAACGTGCTGACGAACGTGCAGGTTTTCGCGGGCGGGCATTACAGCACGAAGGAAATCAACTATCTTGGCGCGGGCGCGTCGGAATAAGGAGGGAGAAGCCTATGGAAACCATCGAAATCAGCAGGAAAACCGTGCAAGCCATCATTGACGCGCTCTCCACGGTGGAGGTACGCGGCGCAAGCAACCTGAACGCGCTTTTGGCGTGCATTCAGGCGCTGCAAAAGACGGTGAATCAGACGCAGGAGGAGGCGAAACAGGCGTGAGCGAAACCACGAGCGACTTTCAGGCGCTGCTGGACACCATCAAAACGGGCGTGTACGGCAGGGACATCAGAGGGGCGATTCATGACGCGCTGGAAGCTATGAACCAGCGCATCGGCGAGGTCAAACCGCAGACGGGTGGAAAGCAAAAGACGGTCTATTGCTGGGGCGACAGCCTGACCCAAGGCGTCGGCGGCAACGTCAACGGCTGGCATCTCATCAGCTATCCGCAAGTGCTTTCCGAACGGTGCAATGCTGTCAACCTCGGCATCTTGTCTGACAACGTGCCGACAATCATGGCGCGGATGGGTGCGGACGCAATCGTCCTTCCAGCGTGTACAATTCCGGGCAGTTCAAGTGAAAGCGTCGTTGTTGGGAACACAACAGACGGGATGACGCTCGAAAGCGGCAGAATCGGAAAATTGCTCAAATACGGCGACTGCGGAATCAACCCTTGCTATGTAAACGATGTGCCGTGCGTCCTTTTCCGTGATTATGCAAAGGACACATCTGATGGGCTGAGTATCCGGCTCAGGCGGCTCGACAATGGTCTGCCGGTGGTCGTATCCGCAGGAACGAAGCTCATTACCTATGGTGCGAAACACTACAAAGGAAACGGGCTGCACATCTTCTGGATGGGCGCAAACGGCGGTTATGGTTCGGATGCGGAAGGCAAAAATCTTGATTTCAGCGACTACGTTGCGCAATTGCAGAAATGCGTCGATTACGTTGCCCCGGCGGATTATCTGATTATCTATGCGAGGGAACGTAAAGGCTATGCTGCTGACGAAGCGGCGGAAGTACAGGAACTGAAGGAAACGTTTAAGGGGCATCTGATCGACTTGCTCCCCCAGCTGAACGATAGAGGACTGCTATACGGTGAAACAAACGTCTGGGACGGGACACTGGTAAAAGGTGTTCCCAAGACGTTGGATAGCGGCGACGGCTGCCATTACAGCTTCTACGGTTACATGGCAATCGGCAAAATTGTCTGGGAGTATGTCGCGCCGCGTCTGCTGAACGCATCCGAGGAAAGCGGCGGGACGGATACTCCCCCGACCGTTGAAAGCGACAGCATTGGCGAACTGGCTTATAAGCTGAAAGCGCCAAAAGTCCTCACAAATGGAAGCAAAGCAATCAATACCGGCTTCAAGCCGTTTGCTGAAGGCGCGGACGCATGGACAATCGCAGTGAAATATGCCGACGGATTGACAGCCACTGACGCTTCGCAGTGGGGAACGCTGATGTTCTGTGAAGTGACAAGCAGCAAGACGCAACTGAAAGTCGCTACGCTTAATAGCAGCAAGCAGTTTCCGGAGTGCAATGTTATGTGTAACGCTGGCGGTTTCGGCATCAACATCGAACAGATGGGTCTGACCGTGTATGATAGCGGCTATCATACGTTTATCGTGACGAAAAACGGCGACGACTACACCTTCTACCTTGATAATAACAAGATTTACGGCAATAAGCTGACCTATCCGCAGGCAGAAACGGGCGACAAATTGCTGTATGTCGGCGGTTGGGGAAGCGGCTGGGGCATGGTAAGCGGGACGATTATGGACATCAGAATTTACAACAAGTGCATTGACGCTAATACCGTCAGTGAACTGAATGACATTTTCGCCGCAGCATAAAAGCAGGAGGCACACACATGAACCTTGACACCATCATCGTCGCCGTGATTTCCCTGCTGGGCACGCTGGCAGGCAGCTACTTCGCCAACAGCAAGACGACCGCCCTGCTGTCCTACCGCTTGGAGCAGCTGGAGCGCAAGGTGGAGAAGCACAACTCCGTCGTCGAGCGGACGTTCCAGTTGGAGAACAACGTGCAGACCGCGTTCAGCCGGATTGACGAGATTCGGGAAGCGCTGCACGAGCATCAGGAGACATAAGGAAAGCCGGGATGGCGGCGGAGGGAGGAATCCTCTGCGGCTGTCCCGGCTCTTTTTCTGATGTGGTTTTAGCACGGGTGTTTCACATTTGTTTAGGAATTACAGCGTAATATTAAAATTGCGTTGCAATTTCCGTTTATGCTGGACAGTCACTCTGGATAATGCTATAATGCAGGTGGGATGATAAAGAAGGAGGCGAGTTGTCTATGCAGTTAAGCAACTATAAGCAATGTCTTGTTGGAACGGTTCAGCTGTATAATTCAAAGCTGAAAGAGCACATTGGGGAAATGTTTTCCAAGAACAAGATTTCTTGCGACGGTGTGCAGCAAGTTGACATGTTTGACGCGCGTCCGGCCGTTAATGTGACTGACTTGAAGTTAGAAGAGCAGATTGCAAGATGTTTAACTGAAAGTGAAAAAGCAATCTGCCTCTTTGAAGATTGGGAATACGAAAAAGATTATCGCTATTCAGCCGTTTTCACAGCGGATGACTTTGAAACGGTTAAACATGCGGTGGAAGGTATTCCAACGCTGGAAGCCGAGCAAAACGAAAGCGAACGAATTGTCGGCTATGACGCACCTGAACCGCTTCCGGTGCGCCGTGAGCTGGAAGAACAGGTTATGCTGAAGTTCTGCTTCGTTTTTTCAGCTGTTCACCCGCAAAGCGGAGAAGAGATGCTTTTGAAATACCCGGTGCTTGTGGTGCTTCATCAGAAACATCAGCTGATTGAAATGCGCTTTGATGTGTTAAAGCAGTATTTCCAGACACAGCAAGGATTTTATTCAAAACTTGTTCAGAAGATACGGGCGTATCTCAAAGAAAAATTGGCAGTAGAATTGGTGCCTCTTGAAATGAACTTCATGAAAGAGACTGCCAACGATGAGGTAAAACTGATAGCAGAATACATGAATATGGCTTCGGGCGGCCGCGCCGTCTTAGAAGTCGGCGATAATGAAGAGTGGGTTCTGCCGTTTATCGGGGAATTGAAATCGCTGATTCAGGAGTATCATGCAGACCTCGAAAAAGTGCCTGCATTGGAGGATGCTTTGAATCAGTTCGTCTATGAAAAAAGTGAAATGTCCGAATTCCCGTGGATTGAACTGTTATGGCCGAACGAAATCAAGACAAGATCCGTGCGAGCCAAATTCACTTTCAACTATGGTAACAACGGGTTTGGTCTAATCCAGCATTACTATAACGCTGTTTTAATTGGAAGGGAGAGGATGGATCGTGTCATTGAACACATTAGCGCCAATAGACCGCGTGATTGCTAATTATGTAGACGACAAGACCTTGCGTACTTCCATAGAAGATTTTTTTCTGCACTATAAGAAAGGACAATGGCTCTATCCGGCTGTGTTAGTCCAGAAATTTAGATGTCCGCTTGGCACCAGTTATCGGATTATGCACGACATGGAGAAAGAGGGCTTCTTGAAGTCTTATTATGAAATGGTGTGCCCTTGCTGCGGCTATTCAGCGCTGAAAGTGGAAGTCTTTAATCAAATTCCTGACCGCATTATCTGTGAACGCTGTGAAACGGAATTTTCTGCGATAGAAAATAGCCGAATTATTTTTCAGGTGATTCACGATGTCAGATAACATGGATTTGTATACTGCTGTTCGTGTACTGGATAGTGTTGATGATTCCAAACTGCGCAACGAGAACGTTTGCCGAATGACAGAAGAACAAATAGCGGAGTATTCCAAGCAGCTTGATTGCGTAAAAGGGCTTAATGGCGGCAACGCAACTGCAAAGGAAAAAGGTGAAGCATTGGAAATGTTGGTTCGGATGCTTCTTAAATACTCCGGAAACTTGTTTGAAGTCAAACAAAACGTTCGGACAGGCACAAATGAAATTGACATTGTGTGCGAAGCGACATCTATGGGGAAATATCTACAAAGCCGAAACTTGATTCTCAATTATCCCTCGTTTTTGGGTGAATGCAAAAACTATGGCAAGAAGGTCGGCGTTACTTACGTCGGAAAGTTTGCCTGCTTAATGCAGACAACTGCATATCGTCTGGGCATCCTGTTCTCTTATCATGGCGTTACAGGGAAAGGATGGAATGATGCACAAGGGTTGATTCGCAAGTTCTATCTGAGCAGGGAAGATGTAGAAAAACGGTTTGTCCTCGTGGATTTTTCCATTCGCGAATTTGAATTGATTACGCAAGGTGTCACCTTCCTTGACATTCTGGACAGCAAAATCGAAGCGCTGCGGCTTGATACGGACTTTTCGAGATTGCTAACCGCCCATCCTGCGGCAGAGAAAATTGAGCATTGCCAATAGGCAGAAGAATCAGGCCGACATAAGAAAAGCCGGGATTGCGAAGGAGAATTTCCCCTTGCAGTCCCGGCTTTTTCTTACGCCTTCCAAGTGTACGCGCATTGCTGGCAGGTACACATCGTGACGGCGACGTTCTTCGTCTTGTAGCGCTTCGGTGCAAAAATCTTGACAATAAGCGCGGGCAGGAACAAGAACACCCACTTCACCGGCACCCACCACCAGCCAATGAAAAGCCACCAGAAGATGTTGTGGTGCTTCGTTTTCAGCTTCGTCTGGTTAATGACCTGTACGGACACGTTGGCGCTTTTGCACTTCGGGCAAATCATGGTGATTCCTTCTTTCTTCAATGTGTAGGGGCAGCAACTGATATTATACACTGCAACATGCTTTTGCGCCATAGCAATTCTGGTATATAGCAAAAAATGCTTTTGGTTATGATTTGATTTGTTCTCCTCATTGCTTTTGCAATTGCGAGCAGAAATTTGCTTTTTTCGCTTGGTCTATCGTGGCAACCATTCCAAATAGATGACCGGCAATGATGTAAAAATGTTCGACTGCGGGGAGGAATGCTCCACCATACTTGAGAAATCCGAACATCATCCCGGTTGGGGATGGGTTCGGATTTCTTCTTTTTATCTCAAGTATTGTGGTGTGATAGAATCAAACGATGAAAGCCTGCAAATAAAAAGTCAAGCCCCAAATGGGACTTGCTGCAAGGAAATTTGGCAGAAGGTGGGGAGAAAGAAGTGCAGCACAAATAAGCCA